AGAGAGTTGGTACAACCAAGCAGGATTTGATGATCTTGACGAACAAGGTAATCCCACAGGAATTATTAATGTTGTCTTGACACCATCAAATACTGGTTCAGCACCTGCAAAGCCGAGAGGACCGCAGCAATCTTTTGCACCTAACGATAGGTTTGCAAAAGGTCAAGGATCAGGTTATAACAAACAGAACTACAATTACTAATTGTGGTTCAATGGTGTGGTGGAAGTTTTTTTGAGTAGCGAATCATATTACCTCTTTCCCTTTCTGGTAATGCTCCCTCTTATTTGTTTTCTTCTGCCACGCCTTTAAAACAATATGAAAATTACAGACTTAGAAAAAGAAATTAAGAAGAAGATTGTAGCTGATCGTCAGAAAGATTATGGTGATTACCAATACAATTTTACTATACTTGCAGAGCTATTTACCTTAATATTAGCACCGAATTTAAAAAAAAAATTAAGACCATATCAAGTAGGACAAATCATGATGACACTCAAATTGTTTAGGACTACCAAGGGTTATAAGGCAGATAACTATCATGACCTGTCTATCTATAATGATATGACCTTTGACTTACACAAAAAAGATATAGACAAAAGAGATAAAAATGACTAAGTATTTAAGAATTAAATCTGGCGAAGCTAATTTTCAGTTGGTTGAAAGATTTGATGAAGTAAAGAAAGCTGCCGACCCCAACGCACAAGGGGAAGTTGTAGAATGTAAAGTTGAGAATATTAAATTAGACTTTACTAAAGTAACAAAGGAGAAAGATGGAAGAGTTAAAGACTCGCCTTCAAAAGTACAGGGATCTTCAACAGAAGAAACACGAGAAGTTCCTGGAAGCAAAGAGACAAGTAAGTAAGTATCAAAAAGATTCTTACAGATTGTTTTGGAAAATTGAGAAGGCAAAAGAACTTTTAATGACAACTAGATAGTCATTAAAATTACTGCTGAAAAAAAACAAACAAATCTGTAGGGGATCTATGACTTTAATTAAACAAGAGTTTCAAAAACATATTAAAAAAATAAACAACAACGACTTTATTTACAAGCATAAGATAGCTTTCTTTTTATTATCAGAACAACAGCTTCAATTATATGAAGAAGGATTTAGAAAAGGTTTTGAGTTAGCACAACAAAAAATGTCTGACCATGTAAGCGAGATAAAAGAAACACACATTGTACCAAGACAAATGGAAAGAAAAATTATTGGTTATCAGTTTAGAAAACCTAGACAAACAGAAATAGACTCTGTGATTAATAAAGTTTGTATTAAGTATGAGGTAAGTAAGAAAGAATTATTTACTAAGACTAGGACCACAGATATTGTACGATCCAGAAACATTATTCATAATATACTAAATGAAAAATATAAGATGAGTCTGTCAGATATAGGTAGAATTTTTGCACAAGATCATACTACAGTTTTAAATTCTATACAAATGAAACAACATAGAAGAAGATTTTGGAATGATGAGCAAACAATATGGCAGGAGTTTCAAGAACTTACTTCTTAAATCCAGACTTCATATTTTTATAAGACTTTGAAGATATAGTAGATTTCTTTTTTGATCTACTTGTACCAGCTTTTTTTCTTTTGTTTATATTATAATACAAACCTTTTTTAGCTGTCTTACCTGACTTTGTTTTGTGATAACCTTTTTTCATTGTTCTCCTTATGTTGATTCATTTTTAACACACAGTATTTGTCAAAGCAACTACCATCTTTACCATCATGACAAAACCTTTGTTTATTAGCTGTAACTATCCATCCACCTGCATCACTCATGAGCATCTTCTTACACCACTCACAGTAGCCACAGATTAATGATTGTTCTCCAGGTTTCTTCCAAGTTTTATTTCTTGCCACACTTACACTTTTTTTTATTTCTCTTACTAAAATTAGTAAAGTCCATATCAAAAACATCATTGATCTTTTGATTCAAACCATCTATCCAACCAATAAATTTATATATAATTTTATCTAACATTTCCATCTTCTTCTTGCTTGTCTTATTCTTGAGTTAGGATCATTCCTAGTTTTAGCTGATGAGTTTCTAAGTTGTCCAGCTGATCTAGCACAATAACTTTTTCTACGCTTAGCATCTTTAGAACCTTTCTTAACTTTACCTGTTACTGCTGTCTTTAATTTAGATCCTGGATTAGCTTTTCTATATCTTGCTACACCTTTAGCTGTCATCCCAGCACCTTTTTTTGTAGGTCTGTAGTTTGCGTTAGATCCTTTGGTAGTTTTTCTTATAGCCATTATTCTAATATTAATTTTTTAATTGATTTCTCACCCATATAAATTTCTACTTCTGCTTTAGATTTTATACATTTATATTCTATATGATTTTTAGCTTCTCTGTTAGCAATTCTTTTACCTTTTAAACAATCAGACATAGTAGGTTGTATTCTATGTTCTTTAATCTCATGGTTTACTATCATCAATAATGCTACTACTGTTTCAACCATGTCCATTACCATTTGCTCTAACTTTATCTTTTATCTTTTCAATATCTTCTAATGCTTTTTCTAATTGTTTAGTTACAAATTCTATATTAACTTTGTTGTGCATCATATCCTCTATTCTAGTTTCAATTTTTTCTACTGTCTTATATAAATCTTCAAGCAACATAAACTGTTCTTGATCTGTTGGTAGCTGCTCAGATTTTTTAAGTAGATCAGCTTGGAATAATTCTCTTGATGTCTCTAATGATGTAAGTCTACTTGTTACTTCTGTATATGCAAAGACACCCATAGCAACTGCTATGATGATACCAATCATATTTTTCATTGGCATACTTACAGATGTATTTTCACTAATCTTCATTTTTAGGTTTTGGTAGGGGAAGTATATAATCTTTTGGTGGTATTTTCAATTTGCTTTTAGATGGTTCTATAAACTTATCTCCCATTAAATTGAGTTCTGGATTCTCTTTTTTGTAGTCATCCTTCATATCATCCCACAAACTTTTAGAATCATTAGGTCTAGTGTTATCTCTTGCAGGAGTTACACCTCTACATTTTGATACCAACAATCTAAAGTTTTTATTCTGTGCAAGACTAGGATTACTATTAACTCTACCACACATCTTCATTAATTCTAATTGTTGTTTTAAATTTACATTTTCTTTTATAGTTTTACAATCTACACCTAAATATTTTCTGTATGTAAAACTTAAATATTGTTGTTCGTTAGTGCTATTGTCTGAGTAATTATAATCAGTATCTCGTCTCTCTGTTCTTACTTCCATATCACCACATCTTGCACCATACTCATTAAGATATTCGTTTCTAGGATAAGCAGGTTCTACAAAAAAAGCTAGTATTGTAAAAGCTAGAACAAGTAATCCTGTAAAATAATAATTCATCCTGAGAACCTCCATACATTACCTGTTTAAATCCTTGATGTCATAACTATGCTCACGCACTTGGTCAGCAAGAGTTCTGTATAAATTTTCTGCCATCTGCCATGTAGCTTCAGCAGAAGATAATCTTATTTTTAAATCTTCTACTTTGTCTTGTTCTATTTTTAATTCTCTTCTTAGATCATTAACTTCAACAGCTAATATTTTTGTAATAGCAGTTTTATTTCCATTAATAGTGTCAGTTAAATTTACTATATATTTAACACCAGTAAATGTTCCAAACAGAACAGATGCTATAACTGGTATTAATACAAAATTTTTTTTAAATAGTTCTGCAATGTTCATTCACAAAATCCTCCAATAAACTGAGTGCCATCTTTTAAAAACCATTTATTAGATTGGTTATCAAAAATAGCAATATCTTCCCTTACATCATCTATCGCTTGAAAACAATTCTTTTGTTGTGGTAGCGGTAGATACATAAGGTTTAGTTTACTGGAGAGTGTGAACTCTGCTTGTGAACTTAATAAAATAATAACTAATTTAGTCATCATCTTCCACCACCTTTATATCTTGTTTGTTTCTTTTGTCTTTTTTCACTTTTGTTTAATGATTTTTTATGTCTACCTGGTCTTTTCTTTGGCTTATCTCTAGGTACAAAGTGTGTAAACTTCTGTCGAGCCATTACTTTTTCTTTTTATATTTAGGTTTCTTTTTCTTTTTCTTACCAGTTTGTTGAGATAACATAGTTACCTTTTTACTGTATTGTTGTACAAAACTTTTAGTAATCATTTCTTTCTCATAATATCTGCACCTTTAAGACCATAGATAGCTGATATAACTCCTATAAATATAGCTTGATACCAGTAAGGTAAGTTCTTAAAATACTCAAAGAATAAATCTAATTTAGTACGAATCTCAGGATCGTCAGAGAAAACAGACCAAGCCAATAGCAGCATAGGAATGGATATAAGAATGAGTACAAACTCATCTTTCCAACCATTATCATTACTCTCAATAATCTTCGCTTTATATTCCAGTTCACCGCTACTCATCTTTTCTGCATGACGCATTTGTGCATCTGCCATCAGCATTTTTGTTTGCTGCTTTTTTTTGTATATATGAGATCCTGCTTGAA